TTCTAAATGAATTGCTAGAATGCCGTTCTCCAGAGAAGCTCCTGTAACTTGTGTATATTCAGATAGTCTAAAAGAACGATGGAACTTGCGGGTGGAAATTCCTTTGTGAATGAATTCCAGACCTCTAGGGGTGTGGTCACCATTTACTTCAAGGATACCATCTTTAAGTTCTACTGATAACTCTTCTTCCTTAAATCCAGCCGTTGCGATTTCGATACGATACTTCATATCTTCATCTTTGATGATGTTGTGCGGAGGATAGTGATCTGAAGCATGCTTGGTCATTTCTTCAAGTTCTTTGAAGATGTGATCGAAGCCTACAAAGGCAGAACGAGGAAAACGAGCGTATTTCTGATTATTTGTCATCTGAAATCTCCTATTAAATTAGCGAGAAAGTAGACCGATTATTCGCATCTACAGAAATATTTATATCATAGGCAATACCATTTGTCAAGCATAAAATGCAAAAGTATTTTTTATCTTTCGAACCATCCAGTAATAATGTATTTTTGTCCCTTTAGTTTTGGACTTGCTCTATGCCTATGTGTGTATCCAGCTGGAAACAAAAGCAATTTTCCTGTTTCTGGTTTTTCAGAATGATTTAAAAATTCAAATTCTGTATGACCACCTTCAAAATCATCATTTAAATATACCATCCAGACAATTTCTCTGAGTGGAGCGGATTGATCCCACTCGGAATGCCAATTGTGAAACCCACCACCATCTTCAGAAACTTGTATTTTTATAGCATCATTCTTGTAATGAGTAGCATCTCTTAAATGATAGTTTATATTATATTCATTTAAAGATTCTGATAATTTATCATTTATTTCTTTAAACAATAAACTATCTTTAATTATAAAAACAGCACTGTCAGAACGACTACTATTATGTTGAATTTGTATTTCATCATATTGTAGGTTTTTATCATACATTGCATCAATAATACTATCACATTGATCATCTGATAAAAAATTTTTCTGAATTCCTATAAAATTATAAAATTCCATTATTTGCCGATATTGTACTTTGGGCACAATTCCCACTCATTCTTTTCTTTGAATGGAAGAACCTTAATTTGTCTTAGTGGTGCAACGTCTTTTGCTTTTTCATTATTAACAATAGTGAGCAACCCCCAATCAGAAAGCAGAGTAGCAATCGTATTACGTCTTTGAATATCTGTGTCTTCAAGTGTAGACTTATTACCATCAAGTAAGAATAGTTCTTTGAAATGTGTAATAAAATATCTACCCTGCTTATGCAGAATATGACAAGACTGATATAACTTCTTATCTTTACGAGAAGCAATACCAATACGAGTTAATGTTTCTTTTACTTTAAGGAAATCGTCTGGTTCATTTAGTGTGACTTCTAACATGTCACTTGGTTGCCAGTCAACTAGATTTACTTCTCTTTTTTCCACCGTGATCTACCTTCTTTTTAATTATATCTATTTGTTCAGTAGAAAGTAGTGAAAGAGCAGAACGAGCCTTACTATTGCTATATCCATAATATTCTTTCACCGCTTCAAGACTTCCATCCTCAATAGTTTTATTCCATTTGGAGAACCGTTTTGGATTTTTTCTAATAGTATTTAGCAAAAAGTCATTTTGGAGTTTTGAATCAAGGTGGTGATTGATATTCATTTCATTAGCAAGTAGTACAGTCTCAGGAAAATAAGAATATGAGTGATTGACCATGAAAGGATTGTATGCCTTTTCATCTAGGTCATCACGCATGATATCTTTCTTATTGTTGATTGCTTTTACAAATTCAAATGGGTTCATAATACATCTTTTCAAATTCATAGTTAGGATCACAAAGTAAGTGGATAGATAATTGTGCAATTCCCTCAACACCACTTACTCTAAAAGATTTTTTAGGTTTATTGTTTTGAACCGTCATGTAGTGATGATTATTATACCAAATATCAACAGCATAATCAAGATTAAAAATCTTAACAATATTATTATATTCTAATTTGTAATAACTTTCATCAGCTAAGACTCTGGCAGGTTTTATGATATAAGTGTTATTTCTTCTTACATATGTAATATCTAAACTTTCTTCATATGGTTCTACACCTTTAAAATCATTTAATATTCTTTGGTAATTATACTTCCCGGATGTATCAATAATTAATGCTGGCAAGTCAAAGTCATCACAAACTCTATTTAAAAAATATCGATGTGTACCGGGATGTAACCAATAACTATCATATACAGAAATACAAATAGGATTTTCCATTTGTTTTCTCTGTTCAAATAGTGATGCGCATATAGCAAGTTGCATTGGTCTAGCATATGAGTTATTACTCATCCAGTATTCATCAGGAACATCCCATTTCCAAGTATGGTCTAGTTTGTCAACTTTATAGACTTCCCATGCCAAGTTATCTTCATAAAGAAAAGACTTTTTAAGGCTTTGAATAGACTGTAATTCATCAGGAGACATATTTTTTGATAAAAAGTCATCTCTTTTTTCAGACCAATAATTATCTATCCAAGGGTCTTTGGGATTAGAAGACATGTTTAGGGAGACTTTCTTCTAAAATGTTTTGAGTAAACTCTTCTGTGTTTACATCTCTGTTCACATTAAAATGACCATAGTAAAGTTGGGGAACAGTTTTATGTCTTTCATCCAGCACAATAAAAGCTCTAGCTGCTTCATCTTCTTGAATGTTCTTTACATTATATTTGTAACCCCATTCATCAAGTTTTGCTTTCATCATGTCACAGTAGACACAGTTAGGTTGTGTGTAAAGAGTTAATTCGTGCTTCATTTCCATTCTACCTCCGCCATTAGTTCTGTAAGACAGGCAACAATATTTAATTCATGATCTGCTACAAATGCATTCTTGTATTGGTAATCAGCTAGGATAAGCACAGCACGGGGAATGCTGCCCGGCTGCATAGTTTCTGTCATAGAGTCGTAAATGATCCTGAAAATACCAGAAGTGTCTGTATCTATATTATTGCTTACCCATGACCTCATCTTTTTGAAGTCTTTTGCTTTAAGATATCCAATAACATCATTGACAGAATTATTGGAAAGCAGGCTAAGAATACCAGTATCAATAGTGCCAGAGAGAGAATAACGCTGACACTCATTAATGACACGCCGCCAATCAGGAGCAAACCTAATAATAAGTTCTGCCAAAACTTTCTTATCATAAGTGATATTCTCCTGATCTAAAATCCAAGTCAGTCGTTTCATAAACTGACCAGACAGTCCAGCCATAGACTTCTTATTTGTATTAAATTCATATACACCACACCGTGAGTGTAGAGGTTCAATAATACGATTCTTGAAGTTACAGGTTAAAATAAATCGGCAGTTGTTTGCAAACTCTTCAATGAAACCACGCAGGGCAGGTTGAAACGACTGTGCGTTTAGATAGTCTGCCTCATCTAGAATAACTACTTTGTAACCACCTGTAAATGATACAGTAGATGCAAACTGTTTGATTTTATTTCGTAGTGTGTCAATGTTACCTTCTTCAGAACCGTTGATAAGAATCCAGTCAAGGTTCAGTTCATTGCACAATGCTTTTGCTACTGTAGTCTTACCAAGACCAGCAGTACCTGTGAATAGCATGTTAGGGATTTCACCTGTTTCTACAATCTGATTAAATGTATCTTTCAGTGATTGTGGTAGAATGCAGGAGTCAATAGTTTGTGGTCGGTATTTCTCGACCAAAAGAAAATCAGTCATCAATATTCCTTACTAGAGTTAGGAAACCATTATATAGAAAAGAAAGGGGGCAGTCAAGCCCCCTATTATATTAACTGCTTTTTTTATCAGCAGTTAGACCTTTGACATATGTAAAAGAGCATCCTTGAAGGAAGTAAGAAGTATGTTCAAGAATTTCTTCCAAGTCTTCATCATTCACACGAAAAGTAGAAGATACATCATTCACACAATCATGATTATTATACCGACGCATGGTCAAAGTGTATTCAGTGTAAACACCATCATCTTCATCATCATAACGACCCATTATACTATTCCTCTTCTTCTGCCAGCTCTTGCTGACGCTCTTCAACCTTCTGCACCAACTGCACACATTGGTCACGCAGACCACCTACTGTGGACAGTTCTTCTCCCTTGAATGCACCACGCTGCACAATTGCATCGATGATAGCAATACTAGAACGGGAGACTTTCTGTGCCAAATCCAGAAACTCGTTTTCGTTTTCCATTAAAAATACCTCTTAATTTTTTTCCAAAGCAATCCAGTATTGGAGTTGCCGACTAACGTTAGTAAACTTACTGATAAGTTTGGAAGAAACTTCAACGGAATAATCTCCGGGCAGAAGTTTCAGATTATCAATGTTGATACTTAGCTGCGCATTAGGATGGATATTACCATGCCATGCACCATCAACTTCAATGGTATACACATTAGAAGTCATGTTCTTAGGATCAACGATTGATAGGGTGACTGTGCCATCTTCTGTGCTTCCAATAATCACGCTCTTATGACCAAGAGCAGATGAAGCCTTGCGAAGTTGACTCAGAATATCTTGCGTGAGATTGAATGTAACTTCTGGACTTGGCATTTCCAAGTCTTTCTCAGGTGGATTAGTTAACATTTCAATATCAGAATAAAAATAGTTAATAGAAGACTGACCATTAGCAATCACCATATGCTTGTCTTGATAAGATACATTACCGTCTTCAATCAGATTGAATGCGCTCATAAACTCATTCACATCATAGATACCAAAGTCCTGTGGAAAGTCTTCATCAAGAGTTGCCTTAGCAAGAACATTCTTAGCATCTGCTACAGTGCGAAGAACATTGCCTTGACGAAACACAAGGTTCTGGTTAATTGTTCCGAAGTTTTTAATAACTTCCATAGTATTATTCAACATCAAAGTTTTCCTCATCTAGATCATGAACATGTAGAGCCATAATAGCATAGTGTGCAATCTTCATCAAGTCATCACGATTGCGACCATTCTTTTTACCGTAACGTTGTGCATACTTCATTACGTTTCCGAGACAGAACCCCATCCCGTGACCAGAATCAATAATGAACTCAGTAGCCTGAAACTTCTGTTTAGAATAATGCCCTTTGTAGGTTGACAATATATATTCATTAAGTTCATCTAGGATAGCGTCTTCACTGTATTTCATAACAAACCTTTATAATCTCAAAGTTAGAATTGTATTCTATATCATTACCAACATAATGTCAAGAACTTTCTTAACGCATTTTGGAAAAGTTTTTATCCTTGTAGAATTCCATCTTGGATTTAAAACGACCATCCAGAATCTCACCTTTATGTGAAATAACAAATACATTTGTATCAGCACCCAAGGTATGAATAATCTTAAACAAGTTTTCTACACCATCGTTATCTAGGCTGGAGTCAAATGTCTCATCTAGAATAAGTAGATTGGTTGCTACAGAGTTTTTCATCTTAGCAATCTGTCTCCATGTAAACAGCAGTGCAAGGTCAATGCGTTGCTTCTCACCTTCACTGAAAGAGTCATAAGAAAAACTATCACGGTGCCGTGAACGAATAGTCTCACCAAAACTTTCATTCAATTCAAAATGAACAAAGAAGTCCAGTGTCTGTAGATACTGATTAACCAGTTTATTCATCACAGGCAGATATTGCCGAATAATCTTGGTCTTGATACCAGTATCTTTCAGCATATCAGCAATCACACTGCTGTAGTCGTATTCTTCAGACAGTTCTAGTTTATGTGTAAGTAGACCATCCTTCTCATCAATAAAGTCTTCAAGGTCTTTGTTAGCCTGAACAATATTATCTTTACTATCAGATGTATCAGTAATCTCTTGCTCTAACTTTTGAATAAGTTTGCGAGACATACTAATCTTAGTATTATTGTCACGCATAGCAGCATGTAATTCCATAGACTGCTTACTCTGCTCTTGAAGTTCATCTACCAATGCTTTACCAGCAAACAGTTGCTCTTCTAGCGTCTGAAACGTCTTTTGGATTTTCTTCGCTTGCGCTGAGATACCCTTAGACTTTTGTTCTTTAATAGTCTGGTTAATCTCTTGCGTACAAGTCGGGCAAACGTCATTGTCTTGAAAGAACTTATCCTCTTTAACAAGTCTATTCATCTCCGTTTTAAGTTGCGTCTTTTTGTGTTGGTCAGATTGAAAAGACTGACCTGCTTCTACTAATCGGTCTGAGACCTGATCATACTTTGCTGCAAGAGTTTCTTGTATTTCTTCATTTTCAAGATTGATCTGCTCAATTGTATCTTCCTGCGTCTTGATTTCAATTTGCTTCTCACGGTTCTTTTCCTCGTTTAGATTCTTAATATCACTAATGTATTTGCGTTGAACATCAATCTTATTCTTGACAATATCTACCTGATGTGCAGCATCACGGATTTTATCCTTCAGACTAGCAATATTGTCTTTCAGAACAATATTCATCTTAGAAAAGATATTAATATCCAAGAGGTCTTCAATAACCTCACGTCTATGCGCAGCAGTCAGTTGCATGAAAGGAATAAAAGAGGATGAGCCAAGCACTACAATCTGATGAAACGATTTGTGATTTAGTTTCAGAATGTTTTGCTCTAGTAGTTTCTGAAATTCTTTAGCATGGGAAGATTCATTAATAACCTCACCATTCTTGTAAATTTCAAACACGTTAGGCTTGATACCCCGAATAACTTTATACCTGCTAGGACCGACGGAGAACTCGACCTCGACCACACAATCCTTGCTATTAATAGTATTGATAAGTTGTGGTTTGTTGATGTTTCTGTAAGGCTTTCCGAATAGACCAAATGACAGTGCATCTAGCATAGTAGATTTACCTGCACCATTAGCACCTACGATCAAAGTAGTAGGTGCCTTGTCTAATTCAATCTTTGTAAAATTGTTCCCGGTACTTAAAAAATTCCGATACTGAACAGAATGAAACTTAATGATAAGACTTCTCCTAATCACTCAAACATAATGAAGAGTATTATATATCAAGTTGATTAGGAAGTCAATCATTTTTTTATGCCTTATGATATTTCGAAACGATTTTCTTTAGTGCAGTCTGAATATGATCGTCATGGATTGGGTCACCTTCATTGTCATAGACCCAAGCAAGGTATCCCGTTTGACTACCATCTATATTCCACTTGTCTGACCAATCAGGTGACAGCACCCGAATACCATGATTCCACCGTGGATGTGTATCATCATAACCACGCTGTTGCCATACTTCCTTGAAAACTACCCAAGCATCTAGCATTGCTTCTTTAGGATCGTCTGATATGGAACAACGGAAGTATTCAGTAAGAATAGTGTGAAAGTCTTGCGACAGTTGGTTAAATACATTCTTGGTCATTTTCATACGTTCATTCCTTTTTTCTCTTACATTATTAATATAATCATTATTGAGAAAAAAACAACCCCCTAAAGACATTTCTCTAGGGGGTGTTGCATTTATGTCACTTCTCTTCTTCCGCAATGTAGGAGACGATAATCTCAACCTTATCCCAATACTTGTTTCGGTAGAACATTGCCTCATCTGATGCTGCATGACCTGAGTAT